CTACGCCGTCCTTGCGGCAGGATTCCTCGGCGGACCCGACCGCGGCGTCGAGATCGAAGGGCACATAGTTGTCAACCGGCGCAGCCGGGATTACGGGCGCAACAACCGGCTGCGGGGCTGCTACGCTCTCAGCTTTTGGGGATGCTTCGCTTGTGATAGCGGCGATCTTGGGGGCAGCTTTGACTTTCTCCTTGTCGATCTGGCCCTGCACGATAGTGTAGATGATGCCGACCAGGACAACAGCAGCCGGACCGATCACATCAACCAAGAACTGGCCGACCGTCTGAGCCTTGGCCGGGTCGGTGATGAACAGGCCCAGGGAACCGGCGATAATGGTTAGCAAAGTTACAATAATCTTCTTGTAACCGTCCAGGGGGGTGGTTTCCATTTCTCTTTCTCCTTCGGGCGCACCTGAAGGTACGCCCCTACAGTTTTTTTATATAAGCACGCACAGGGCAACGGGGATTTGCCGGCCTGCTGCACGGTAATGATCTGCCAGATGGCGGGCGGCCAGGATGATCAGCTCCGGGTCTGCATGACAACGGACGCCCTGGTCACCCCAACGGCTGAGTAACAGAGTGCAATGTTCGAGCATTTCGAGATCAACGGCCTTGCTTGGAGTGTGGTGCGGAAGCTGCCATGTCGAAGTATCGTACTCGTCCTCGCGGATAGCATAAGCGGTGATGGGCAGGCCGTCCTTAAACAGCTTCGGATCCTCAGACGCCTGCTCTTTCAGCTTCGGTTTTGCAGGTTTTCGTTGTCCGGATCCCGACAAAGTATTTTTACGGACCATAAATTTACTCCTCTGCGATTAATGCACCGGTGACAAGTTTCTTGGGCGTATAGGATTTGACATATTGGAGCTGATCATAAAAAGCCTCAAAGGCCGCTTTCGCCCAATAGTTGTAGTCCTTGTTGACCTTCTGGCCGCCGGTATTGGCAAGATTAACCTGATACTGCGCCTGTGAACTGACGGCGAAGGCAACTGCGCCCATAGCGATGATATGGTCGTGCACAGTGGGTATGGTCGAAGCTGTGCTGAGAGTATGCTTTTTCAACCAATAGATATTGCACTCAACACCATCGCCGACATAGCCATCCTGAAACGTGAGTACATCGCCCCATACCTTGAAGCGACGGGACGGGTACGGTTCTTCATCGATGGGATGCTCCACTTTCAAAACGTCAATGCGGTCGGTGAGCGTGGATATGTCAACCGTGTTGCCCTGGTCGACAGTAACAATAGTCGCGTCGAGCTGCGTCAAAGGACAATACTCAGAATAGACGAGGACGGCCTTTTCGATGGCCCGGTCGATTTCGTCATTTGTCCAGCGATAATTGCCGGCGTCCTCGTCTTTGAGATCACGGCGAACGCTGACCCGCATTGTCGTTAAAGTAATCATTTCCTGATCACCTGCCTATCATTCGAGTATCCGGGCGGGACCGGTGCCGGGCCGGCCCCGCCCACTATTTAGAGGAGGCTACTTAAAGGGCAGTCACTCCTTTAAGCCGAGAGAACTATGACGTTGGACAAGTTAAAGGCGATTTCGGTAGCGCTGAGAGCCACACCGATAACAGTTTTCACGTCATTAGTAGTGGTGGGTGCGGTTTCCGTCACCATGCCGCTGGAACTGCCTTCAGCAAGGTAGATGAGAGCGCCGGGAGTTGCGCCGGTATAGCCTTTGACTACACAGACGAGCGCCACGGGTATAACGTCACCGCTGACGCCACCTTTCAGGGCTACGACCTGGGGATTGATTACACTGCCAGCGGTGGCCAGCGCACGTTTCCAGCCGGTGGAATAGCCGAGTATGTCACCCTCAACACAGGTTCCCGCCAGGGTAACGGTAGCGGCCGCCGGGCCGGGGCCGCAAATTACGCTGCGGCCGACTTGGGGATCTGCAAAACTCATGTAATTACTCCTTAAAACTCAATCCGTGAGATATCGTTATGCGATGCCTATCAGGGCGGCGGCCTTGATGTTGGAAAACAAGGCCATGCTGACATACCACTTGATACGGGTGCGGCTGGCATCCTTGGTTTCCATGTCGCCGATCTTGACGATCTGGAGGCCTCCGGGGCCAGTCAGACCGCAAACGCCGTCCTCACCGAAGGAGATTGCGTAGATGGTGGAGCTGGCGCCGCCCGTGTAAGCGGTTTCGAGTGAGCTGCTGACCGTGTGGACGTCCTTGACGAAGTCGCTCACGCCGATCGGGATGCCGTTGTAGAGCTCAACGAACATGCCGAGCTTTTTGTCGTCATGCTCCAGGTTGTTGCCGGCAGCCCTGGCCAGAGCATTGATCTTTCTGCGGGACCGCCTGCTCATCAGGAGAAGGTCGGGCTTGCCGCCTTTCACAGCGTCGATGAGCGAATCCAGCATATCCAGGGTGAGTGCAGCGCCGCCGGAAGCGCCGGCAGCGATGAGCTGGTCGGATGCCGTGCCGGTATCTATCAGCTTGATGAGGCCGTCAAACTGATTCGGCTCAGTGACGCTATTCCCGTAGAGGAACGTGTCCTCCAGTTCGTGGCGTATGGCCTTGGCGGTAAGCTCGATGATTGCGCTCTCAATGTCGTTGACATTGGAACGGGTCTGCTTGACGTAGTTGTCTACGTCTGCGTTCTGGCCGAGAATGGACAGGGTAGCCGTTTTCTGTGCGAACGTGACGGCCGGGCTGGTCGTCCAGTCATCATTAACGGCGTGCCATTCCGCCGAGGGCAGAGTCAATTCCCGGTTGTAGGTGAGCGCGTTACCAATGATTTCCACCCACGGAAGCAACGTAAGCAGCGGGGAATCCTTGATGATGGTTTCGACGACGCCCTGCTTCATGACGTCGTTGGATAGCTTGGCATATTCCGGTAATGTCGTACCCAAATTATTAACTCCTTAAAAGTTATTTCTTGTCCATTTCGATGGCGTGCTTGATCTTGTCCCTGGGCGACAGGCCGGAGGTATCGGGTCCGGACCGTTCCGGGGCACCGGCTGGCACGGAGATAGCCTTGATATCGGCCTCGATCCTGGAACGAACTTTAACCGCGAGGTCTGTAACACGTGCCATGGCCGCATTGATCTCGGGGATAGAATTGCCGGCCAGCATTTCCGGGTTAAAAATGTGGTTGGAGCTGACAGCCAGCTTGCGGTACTCTGTAACCGCTTCTTTGTGTGCGGTGTCCACGGCAGCGAAATCCTTTTTCAAGGTTTCGATTGCCTGTGCGGCCTCGGCCAGGGAAGTATCACGCTCTGCAAGCGAAGCCTCAAGCGAAGCGATGCGCTCCGAAAGCTCCGGCGTGGCCGGTGTTGCGGGGGGCGGTGGGGATGCGGCCTCAACATTGGCGGCCTCTGCGGTTTTAGTTTCATTTTCCATGATCTGTACCTCCTGTCTCTAAAGCACCGGCTCCAGCTCCGGGGCGACTTTACGCTCTCTCGCTCCGCCCTGGGTGGATTGCGCTTTAAATTCATTATTCATTTCGAGTATGCGGCGGCGTTCATCAAGCCATTTATCAAATTCGAGCTCGGGGTCGCGCACGCCGAGGTTATCCATGGCGGTGCGCCTGGAATGAACGCCTGACTGAACACATAGCTGCTCGTTCTGAGCGTCGCGGGCTTTGTCCTGAGGCAGCACCTGTCCCCAGCAGACACGGTGGGACACCTGGGTGAAGTCCTGCCGCATGAACTTGGCCCACAGTTTCAAAATCATTTCATTGCGGCGCTTGTAGATATTCGTTCTTATCAACCGCTTCCGCTTCACTTTCTGAAGCAGGGATTGCAACTCCACCTCGAGGGCTACGCCGGAAAGCTCGTGCTGGATGCCGCCGTAGGCCGCCCGGGGGGATTCTGATATATCGTGCATGGTGCGATAGATGAGGTCGATATAGTCGATGTGAAGGCGGATTCCGCCGCCCTGCAGCAGGTCGAGCAGGTAGGCCTTAGTATCCGCGGGAAGGTTCCAGACGGCGCCGGGCCTGACCTGGATATCCTCGGATGCTTCGACGCCCTCCAGCACGGCGATGGGGTTGCCGGACACCTCCAGGATGCGGGAAAGCTGCGACAGGGCACGGTTCAATTCTTTCTGCGGCTCCATGAGCGAGGGGATATCGGAAACGCCCCAGAATTGCTTGGGCTTGCGCAGATTGGGGAAGATAATAAACGGGATGAAGCCGTATGGATTCGGCTTCCTGTCGATGACATCATTTTCAAGATAGAGGGTGAAATCCTTATACGTCCACAATTCCGTTATAAAGGCGACCTTTTTCGAAGTGGATTTCTTGTAAAGGGTGAGTATCTCCTCGGCGCTGAGCTGGTAGCGGCTGGCCACCCGGTAGGTCTGGTTGAGATCGTCACCGGTCCACCAGGCATACAGGCCATTGACGTCCGGCGCCGTGATCCGGACCCGCTTGTTGATGGCGTCCCAGGTGACCTTATAGCAGCCATCACCAAGAATGGCGGTGTCGATCTCGGTGGTATAGTCCAGCTCGGCGACATTATTCTGATCGAGTACCAGGTAAATCAAATCCTCAGCCTGTTTGGCAAAGTCGGCCTTGCCGCCAGGCAGGGCGTCAAAGGAGAAATTGAGCTCGTTCATCAAATAGCTGGTTATCTTATCGACGGCGATCTTGGCATAGTTAAATACAAGCTGGCGGTTTTTGCTGGTGCGCTCCCACTGGGCGCCGTTGTAGAAATCGAGGGCGGCCTTATAGGCGCTGAAGCGGTCGCGGTCGAGCTGGGCGAGGTCCTGCACCTTAAAATCAGTCGGCACGGACACCTCCCGTGGCCACGCGGGGCCTGCTGTTCTCGCTGGCCTTGAGCATCAGGGCCAGGCTCATCAAATAATCGTCGTGGCCTTCAAGGGGATCGACGTAAAAGTTGATGGTCTGGTTGGGGCGGTAGTGGCTCCTGGCCTTTTCCATCTCAAGCATGAACTCGGCGAATTCCCGGCTGCCGTCACCGGAATAGCACTGCACGCGGCCTGAATTTACGAAGGCGATCAGGTCAAAGCCGAGCTGCGACTTGCTGAACTGGGTGAACTTGAACGGTATCACGCGGGAACCGCAGGACTTCTGCAGGAACGAGACCAGCGGCTCGCCGATGCCGGTGGCATCGCAGAGGACGCGACTGCAGTTCCACTTGTTGCGGACCAGCTCCACTATCTGGGGATGAAGCTCGTGGTGCGGGGTGCCTATCCAGGCGTAGTGCTCGACGATCTTGACCGACGGCTCACGCCCGCCGTTGAAATCCACGGCGCCGATGGTGATCACAGTGGCGTCGCGCTGGGGGCGGGTGAGCACCAGGTCGTCGAGCTGCTCGTCCTGGCCGGCGTAGTCGATGCCGGCGACATAGATAGTCCCGTTAATGCGCGTCCGCTGGCGGGAATGGGTGCCGGTCAACTGCGAGAGCTGGACGCGGTTGAAGAGGCGTCCGCTGGCGGGCAGGGGCAAAAGGCGGTACTGGGTGCGGAAGAGCGGGTGATCCTCGCCCAGGCGGTGGCGCTCGGACTCGACGAAAGTAGCATAGCCAGGATTGCAGGCCGCGACCACCTCCCACGGGAAGCGGAAATGGCGCTTGACGCCGTCCTCTTTCTCAAGCTCAAGGTTGAGATTCTTGGTCTGTTCGAGCAGGGTCCCGTCGTCCCAGGTAGTGCCGTAATGGACCGTTGTGGCATTGGTGGAGCTGGCCATGGGGCGGAACTCCTTGGAATACTTATCCTGGTTGATATCCTGAGACTCGTCCACTTCCAGCAGAAGGTCGGAAGTGTGGCCGACAACGTTGGAGCTTTCATCCGCGGAAAGGAACACCTGGCGGGCGGATCCCAGCCGCATGATATAGCCGTACTCGGCCTGCCAGATGCCGTCGTAGCCGAAGTCGTCGAGGCGGTCTTTCAGCCGATTCATGCTGATAAGGGTCTGCGGCTTGAACGTGGGGGAACATTTGATGGAAGTGCCGCCTTTAGCTATAAACATCGTCAACAAAAGCACCTCAATATGCGCCGAAAGCTCGTTCTTTCCGCCCTGCCGGGCAATCTCAACCGAAAACGTGAGGCCTTTCCCCTGCAAGATACTGTCGAAAATGGCCCTGGCTACTTCCTGCTGGTACGGGCGTAATTCCATCTGTTACTGAATAATTGCCTTTATTCCCAGTGGGACGGCGATATCCGTCAGCACCTTACCGATGGCATCCTTGAGCGACCTATTTCCCCCTGCGCTGATATGGAACTTGGTGCGTACCATGCGTGTGATGGTGGCGGCGGCGAGCATCTGAAGGTCAATGCGCTCTGGATGCTCGTCCATGAGCGTGAGAAGTTTAACGCGCAGGAGAGCGATTTCCTCATCTATGCCTTCAACTTCGCGGGCTTCGTCAAGCTGAAGCTTCTGGGCTTCATCAAGAACCCGGCTGTAGAACCCGTGCTTCCGGGCGTTCTGGTTGCCCCTGGGGGCCCCTTTCTGCTTCTTTTCTATCATGTAACACTCTGAGCATGCCGTAGACGATGGTCAGAGCTGCCAGCTCGTAGTTACCTTCCCTGAGTGCTTTTTCAAGTAAAGACATGGCCGTTG